GTAATTTCTATATGCTAGTAGCGATATCCTGCATTCTCTAGCTTCCTTGAGATGCTAAATATTTAGAGGTAGAGACAGCAGCTGCATGTGAAGAAATGTCTTTTATCATTTTCGTATTTCCTCCATTATAATATCTACTATTGAATAAAAAGTTCTTCACGTCCTACAAGACTATACACTCTCCATCTATTAAGGCAATATGTTTACTACAATATATGCACGCTAGTAATCCAATTTCTATTCACTATCCAGACAAACTAGTCCTGATTACATAGATTTTTTGTCATTCTTCTAATTTTTCTTCTACGCATACATGTTTTTGATGTTAGCTTTGAATAACATGGCATCTTGTAATGTTTTGAAAAAGCCGATATAATCATCTCCGCTGACAGCTGATTTGTTTTTCAATTTTAGATGTTTGCTTAGGAGGTTGCTTACCATTTTATTTATGAAGGTGTTAAACACGGTAGTGAAAGGGTCACCGCTTGGCCTCTAACCATGAACTTTCATCTTGAAAGCTGCCATACCTTGAGAAAAAATATAGTCAGTTTTCTCTCTATAACAGAATTTAAAAGCTTGTTATATATGATAAGCATGATAGCCCAATTACAACGCTCTCCTAGTGAATTATTTTTAGAATCTCTTCAACAACAAATGTTCCGAAACTTTTTTCAAATCTTGTGAAATGGTTGCATCCATACTGCTTAAATCAGTAGAAATAGTATAAGGGTGGGTCTAAAAATTTTTCTTAAATTTTTCAATCAAAGTTTAACTATTGTCTCTGTACGAGAACCCATCAATCTGTGGGGCTATAGTTAATATCAACCAATTAGCGAAAAGATATGGTAAACCATGCATATCAGTATTAGCACCGCTAATAATTCTAGGTTTAGTATCCATACCTGGTAATTCCTCATCACTTATATCTTCTGTTGTCATATGTTATTCCCCTTATTTAATAAAAAATTTGAAGAAAGTTCTCCATCTATAGAAGTACCTTTTTTGAGAATCAGAATATTATTAATACCTCTTTTTTTTAGTACTACTATAACTTTTCTTTTCTTCTAAAATCTATTACATATCAAGTAATTATTCATCTTACAATTCATAATATTTTTAAACTTGTTTGGTGACATATTTTTTCATGGCTTATAAAAACTATTGACCCGGATAAGTGCTATGTCCAAACATTCAAGCGTGTAGTGCAAATATTATATTATTTGAATTCCTATGAGACCATATGTAAGATTTGATTTCTTTACACATATTTATTATTTTATGTCCTGATAACTATCCCTGTCTACAATTGACCGCTTTCAAGTCAGCTAAAGTCATAAACTGTTCTTTTGAAATCTACTCTCTTGTATCATTTCGATAAGATTTTAATTCAATTAAATTTTTATTGTTCGGATTAATTGGTGGTATTTCACTTCGCGGTTTGATTTTTAAAAAACCACAGACCTTCAAATTATCTATATGTTGTTGGATTTCATAGTCCTCTATTTTCAATTCTATGAAATTTATTCGATCCCAAAGATTCTTCCACCAACTCAAACTTTGTTATGGTATATCTAGAGCTAACTACATTTAAC